TGATAATGTTCATATAGATGGAAGTGCGGCTATTGCTACCTCAAAACTATCTGGTGCAGTAACAAGTATTGGTTCTCATGGTCTTGCTACCTCTGCGACTACTGATATGACGGATATGGGAAATGCCGCATCTGGCACACTGGCAGTAGCAAGAGGGGGTACTGGGACTACGTCATATGCAGCATTGATGAACGCTATTTATGATGGTACTCCAGATTCAGACCATACGGTTAACGGCCCACAGACAAACACTTTTGCATCGGGATATAGCTCTGCCATCGGGGATTTAGTTTATCTTGGGAGTGATGGTGAGTGGTATGAAGCTGATTCAGATGCTACAGGTACTTCCATTAACTTGTTAGGAATTGCATTGGAAACAAAGACTGATGGGCAAGCTATGAATGTTGCCCTGCCGGGTAGTTTTGTCCGTGATGACAGTGCTTTTGCATTTACACCCGGAGTCCCTCTGTATGTATCAGGAACACTTGGTGCCATAACAGCTACCAAGCCCACAGGCAGTGGTGACGTTGTCAGAACGGTAGGGTTCGCAGTCCACGCTGACATGATTTATTTTAATCCATCATCTGATTATGTCACATTAGCATAGGGGAAAATAATGCCGGATATAGCAACAATTAACGGTGTCGCTGAAGACGATATAGCAACATATAACGGAGCTACCGCTTCAACTGTCACGGGAGTATTGGGCAATACTTGGGTTCACTATACTCCAATGGTTGCTACGGGTGGAAATACTCACGTTCAAGATGGATCAACAGACTATAAAGTAGCTACATTCACTTCTGGCGGAACATTTGAAGTCACCACTTTAGGAGATGATGCAGTCGTTGAGTATCTTGTTATTGCCGGTGGTGGCGGAGGTGCTAGAGGACAAAATGGAAATGGAGGTGGCGGTGCAGGAGGTATGCGTAGTGCTACTGGTTTCTCTGTCAGTGCTACAACTTACACCATCACAGTTGGTGGCCCCGGTGCAGGAGCTACTTCATCCGCTGCAGGTGGAGACGGTGATGACTCTGTTTTTAGTTCGATTACTTCCATTGGTGGTGGTGGTGGAGGAGGAGATGGGGGTGCTGCCGCAACTGGTGGATCAGGAGGAGGTGGTGCTTGGGGGCCGTGGATGGGCAGTCCAGCCACAGGTGGTTCCGCTAGCCCTGCTGGACAGGGTTATGATGGTGGTGACGGTTATGGAGCACCCAGTTATGCAGGGGCCGGAGGTGGAGGAGCCTCAGAAGTAGGTGCTGACTCTGACAGTAGTAACGCAGGAGATGGTGGTGATGGATTAGCGAGTTCAAT